GAATCGTGAGCTTATTGTTCCAACTGATGAACGACTTACCGGTGACTATCCGACAAGAGTGACCACACAACAGCAGTGACTCTTGAAGAAGAAAAGAAAAAACTTCGCGAGGAACTTGGGCTTCCAGAAGATAGCCCAATTTTCACAAAAGGGGAGTGGGATGCCTACAAGAAGGCAGAACAAACCACAGCAGTAGGCGCAGCTGCCACAGCGGCGGCAATGGAGGTAATACCCGGCGCTGGTGGTGTTGGCACTCTTGCTGCCTACCGCAAATATGTCTCTCCAGTCGTAACCAAAGTTGTTCCCGGCGGGAAGGGCAAAGCTCTTGATGTTGCAGGGACATTTGCCAGCATGATAGTTGGCAATATTGCCACACGACTAGCTCAACATAAGGGTGAGGAGTTGGTTAGAGATGAGGCTGCTCTGCAATCGTCTCGTCTATTGCGTGAAGCCCGACGCAAAAGATTTCCAAAATCCTATTTAGCCGGTGAATTTCTTGGTGGTGGTGCTGGTGCTGGTGTTAAGCCTACATTCAGCACACTCAAAGGTGCGGGTGAGTATATCAAGATGGCTGGTGGTATTCGCGGCAAGTACAACAAGGAGGTGGTTCAGCATGCTTTAGCGAATGTGGGAATTGGTGGTGGACTTGGCGTTGGTTTCGAGGGTGTTCGACAATGGCATGAAGGTGATATTGACCCTGTTACATTACTCGAAGCTGGTGTTCTTGGTGCGACAATTACCAAGCCATTTGCTCATGGTAAAAGAATCTATGGTGTTACTGGTGATCCTGTCACTAGAAAGAAAGCGGCTGAACTTGAGGCAGAAACGAAGGTTGAATATGGTTATCACGAAAAAAGGTTTGAACCTGAAGCGTGGAAAGGGTTGTCGGAGGAACAAGCGTATTTAGAGTCGGAATCATTTAGACAACGAATTCCTACCGACGAGCGAGCTAGGCTGGTTGCCGAGAAACAATATCAGGAGGTGCGAGAGAAAGACCTTCTTGAAATGATGGTTGAACGGGAGAAGGTGAACGCAGATGAAGCCAAGGTGCGTCGGACTTCTGAGGAAGCAACCAAAACATCAGCTGAGAAAGCCAAGAAAGAACTGAAAGAATCCGCTGGGTTGGATGATCCCAAGATAGCAAAAGCCCTGAAGAAATTTGAACCTACCGCCAAGCAACAAGAAAAACTGATTAAGCAAGCCAAGGAAAAGATTCGTTACGAGATTGCCTCCATGTCGAATGATGATCTCATGAAGAGTTTGCGACGAGTCAGGTCAGTCACAGGAAAGTCGGAGGCTTTGCGTTACATAGAAGAGAGTGGCATGACGCACGAGGAGGCTCGCATAGCTTTGGCGGCTGATGTTGAGTCCAGACTGCCGCCCGAGATGTTCACATCAGCCAAGAACCTGGCATCAAAACTGGGCATCACCCTGCGTATTGCTGTAAACAGACTTACAACTGATTCACTAAAAGGTGTCATGGGTTATGCTCCGAGAACTGGCCGCAACGTCGTCCTCAGTCTTGATGACCTGAACATGAATCTACCATTCCATGAGATAACACATGTCTTTGTTCGTGACATGGTGGAGTCATCCAACTCAACGGATAGAGGTTTGATGAAAGGTTGGCTTAATGATCTTTATAGTGGTGATCCAAAGATTAAGAAACTAAAAGAAGGTTTCTCAACGCAGGGACGAAAATTATCAGACAAAGAAGCAGCCAATGAACTTTTTGTGACCGAGAGTAGCGAGCGACTTGCGGAACGCATTCGTACCTTGCCAAAGGATAAGTTCAACAAGATGCGTCGTTGGTTCAGCGATGTCCGACGCGGAATGAAGGTTCGTTGGGGTAAGCAAGCGGTTAATGATGTTCTCGATTACTTCGCTCAACGCATGGAGTTGGATGTTAACTTGCTTCTCGATAATGACCTTCACGCCAGACATGCTGAGACTTTCGTACAATTCCTAGAGTCCAGCGAATTCAAAGCTGACACTCAGCTTGATTTCGGAATCAAACCGACAGCCAGCCACAAGGGTACATTGACTGTTGACGGCGAAAAGTATACGTCAAGTGCAAGTGCCTATGAAGTTCCCAAGGAAGTCGCTGAGTTATTCGACATACCAGAGATGCCCAAGGATTTTGTTAAGAAGTTTGTGAATAACTTGAACAGGATGAAGGCTGCTGTGGTTAAGAATAAGCAGTTTAGTTCTGACTTGGAATATATTGAGTCATTGAGTCTGATGGAGAACTCAACTGATTACCCAGCCGACTTCAGGAATCTGATGAAGATTATGGAGGGTCGCAACACAGGTGTGATTAAGAAGGTTTTCAAGGCTCTTGAGAATGTTGAACCCATTGACATCGTTTTCCACACTCGTCGTCCTGAATCTTCTGTTGGTTCTTATGATAGGAACGAGATCAGCATTGGTGTTCCCACAATAGACGATTCTTTTGATGTGACCTTGGCCCAGTATTTGATTAACCGTCGCTTGTTGGACAATCCCGTGGTCATGGATGAACTTACTAGTGTGTGGGGTAGACTGATGCAAAGTCGGAATTGGTTTAATGTCTACGAACCGTACATGGTTGAGAACTTTCTTGATTATGCACTCAAAGATGTGGGTCGCATATCTGAAAAGACTAAGCAAATACTTGCTCATTATCACGAACACCTCAAGGTTGGTGAGGTTCCCCTATATCAGACGCATCACAGGACACCCGCGACAGATGCTAACTTTTCAAAGTATTCAACCAGAATGATGCACCAAGGCAATGTGTTACAGGATGTAATGCGCAACTTGCCTGACGATGTGCGACTAGAGTTTGCCACCAAAATGGTTCGCAAAGATGGTATAGGCTGGGCAAGCACGGATGATTTTCTGACTAACTTTGATTCCATGCTGAACCTGTTTGGTATTGATGGTTCATTGGTTCGCAAGGACTTTGATAATCTGGCCAGATCACCAGAGTTAATTCTCAGGAGTTTTCTGGACAAGAGAACCTTTAGTGTTCTTGATGATCTTAATATTGTTTACGACAAGGTAAAGAATTCCAGATACAGAGACCCGTCTGAACAGGAGAACTTGGAACACTTGCTGGGAGAACTTTGGACTTCAAACAAGATTCCAGTTGAGGAATCTTTATTCACTCAGAAGTCGGCCTTGGATGCCTTCACCCAAAAGGCCGAAGAGGCACTTGGCGTTAAGGGGTTGAAGCCAATTCTTGAGCGTGTGATTGACACACCTGTCTTGCCCAGAGGTGTCAAGCAGGTGGACTTCTCGTTGGTTGACAGGACGATAGCTGAGATAAGCGGCGAGTCGCCTATTATGAAGATCGATCACGATACTTCAGCACCATTTGATCCAACACCAAAAGAGTTCTCTGCTATGCCCAAGAGGCAACAGGACATCATAGATAGGGAACATAGGATCAGGCACAAGCCGCTCAAGGATTTCAAAGTCAAAGAGCCGCTGACTTGGCAACCACTCAAGCGTGTCAGTCGCAGCTTTCGTCCTGTTATAGATAGGATAAGGGAGGTTGGCCGAACAGAACAGGCACAAGAATATACCAAGTTTATAGCTGACCTGTCTCAAGCAACGCTCACTGACCACAACAAATTATTGGGACGATTCTTGGAGAAGATGATGCTTTTGCATAGTGAGGTTAAGCTGAATCTGGATGAGTTCAACATGCTTGGTGATTACCAGTTTCAACGCTGGCGCAAGCATCTCAAGTTGATAGATGACATTGATCCTGAACTTAAAGTTAGATACAACGAGAATCCCAGAATCAGATATTTCGATAAGATAATAGAAAACATCTATCGGGACACTCGCCAGTATCAGAATGATATTGGGTTGAAGGTGGAGGTGTTCAGGGGCGAGAAATCATTTCTGACTGAGGGCGCACACACTCGTGAATACACAGCTGAAATTATTAATCAACCTGTTCGTCGTGTTTTGATGAAGGGTGAAAAGGATAGTCCCGAATATCAGGCATTAAAGAATGAGGCAATTGAGTATTGGGAAAGTCTGGCTAAGAAGCTCAAACCAGATGAGGTTGAAGATTCACTTGCGTCTGTTGATCTGGCTGATGCAAAAACGACTCGGCAGAAGTTTGAGCGAATGTTTGCGGGTATGGCAGAAGGCTTGAGTGCAACGGAAAGCACAATTGGTTCTCAAAGATACAAAGCCCTTCGTGTTGCCACGGGTAAGATGGGTATTCCACCCAGTTGGGTTGAACGAAATGCCATTCAACGATTGACCCGTTATGTTGTTCGCTTTGCCAAGGATGCAGCTTTCTTCAAGAACATTGAGAGTAACGAGAAGGCGCGAAGAATTCTTGGCATACCGGATCAGGAAGGAAACTATCTAGACCTGAACTTGCCGGGACTTGAGAACGGTGGCCCGTTTAATATTCGCAATGTAATTGATGGCAAGATAGTCAGGCCGAAGGGCAAGAACTACAGTATGCCGGTGCAATCCAAGCATGAAACGTTGGACGCATTAATGAACGGCTATATTGGCTACTATCAGAGTTGGGATTTATGGACACGCACATTCAACCGAGCAGTCACTTCAAGCTGGCTGGGTGTGGGTGCTGGTATTCGTGATTGGTTTTCGTCCTACCTATTTGCTTTGCCATACATGCGGCTTCAAGATTATCCCATATTAGTCACACACTTACTGGGATTCAGGAATGCTTGGATCAAGAGTTACACGATGGGTGTGAATAAAACCAGTTTGGGCAGACTGGAGTTTCCCGATCAAAGTGCCAGCGAAATTTCTGATGCCATTAACAAGGTGGCTGATGTCGCCTTGACAGTTGGTGGTCGTAGCATTTTGGAGAAAACGACTCGTGCGTTGCAGTTTGCCTTTGGTCGCCAGCTTGTCTGGACAAACCTAAGACTGCGGCCACTGGACAAAATATTGCCCAACGGAGATTGGACAGCTGACAGGTTTTTACGAAAACTGATGCAGCACATGGGTCAGCCGACTGTTGCTGGTCGCAAGGTTAGTTTGTTTGATTATGTTGGTAAGAAGAATTCTGATATTCCAGAAGAGTTATTAAATCAAGCGTCTGCTGCTTGGGTGGAGATGAATCAGGGAACCTATGATGTTCGAGGTCTTCCACGATTCACACAGCGTGGTCTTCCAAGTATGTTCACATCACTCGCAAGGTGGTCAATTGAGAAGTCGGACAGGATGCTCAAGGATACTTGGATGCCGTTACGGGCCGAGTATGATCCATTGCCACTACTCAAAGCGACGCTTGGCGCAATGCTTGGTGGTGAAGCTATCAAGTATATTAGTGAGGAAATTGCAAACAAGTTACAGAGCGATCCCAAGTTTATTGAGGCTGTCCAGATGGATAACGCGAAGGAACAGGCTTATGCCGTCCTGACTTCAATACAAGTGGCTGGGTTCTTTGGTTATCAGACTTCATTACTTCGTGATCTGTACAGGGCAACACGGTTTGGTGTGTCGGAGGGTATTCCCGGTGGCTTCACATTCCCGGCGATTGATGCACTTGAGACAATTGCAGCAGACTTCTTTCATATATTTAGTTCTGGTGAGGCTCTTAGTGAGGGTTGGAGTGCTGCGTGGATGAAGTTCATGCGGAATACAATCATGGGACTCAACCAGACTGCGCGTTACACATTTCAACATCTCATGTTGTCGGATGAGATGTCGGACTTCAATGCTCGCGCACAATACAGTAAGTTTAGGCGACTTGAAAGAGGTTTGGACAGGCCGGGAGTACCGTCAGGAATAAGCAATGAATATGCTTCGCCAGCCCGACGCGCTTTCAAGCATGCAAACAGTGTGTCTGAAGCTAGACGACTATTGCCAGCCGCCATGAATGAAGCTGCCAAAAAGGCAATGCAAAAGTTTCCAAACAGTCCACGAGATCAGGCAGTGGATTTTGATAAACGTTGGCGTGATCTCTATAATATACAATGGACGGCAACACCAGCATTACCCACAACGACAGAGTATCGCAGACATGTGGAACGCATGAGATACTTGGGAATTAAACCAAGCGCAGGAGACCTCCGAAAATTTCCCGGTTTGCGGACAGAGGAACCCACCATAAAGCCCGGTATGCCGTTACTTGGTGAACTAGGTGTAAAGACTGTTAGCGATGTACCGGGAGTCAAGATGTTGCCGGGAGGTGAGATGATGCCGGGAACAATCATCTCAAAGAGACGTTCCAAGGATTTGATAAAACTGGAGAAGGAATTTTTAAGGCTGAAGGATATAAAGAAAAGGATGATTCTCCGGTTTGTTTATAGCAAGGGCATGGTAATTTAGTCGGTCGAGCCTTGCCAAATTCAAGGCTCATAAACAGGCAGGATTAGAAAAAACCTGCGCTCAACCAATGAAAACACAGGTGAAAAAAGAACCCCACCTGACCCGACTTAAAACTTCATGGTATCGTAGACATTATCCACCATTGACCTGAACCAACCCCCATTGTTCTCCACCTGCTCGGTTGTGACAAGAAATTCCAGCACTTGATCCAACTCCTGTTTCGTGATGTCAGAGACAAAATTAAGCCAAAGTTTCTTGTACCGCACACCAGACTCCGAGTCGATGATATAACGAAGAATGTGTTTTGTAATCTCACCAATTGGATTGCGACCGATGGTGTTGAACGCCTCGTGCATCTTGTGTTCCGTGATTGTCAGCAGCTTCTTCGCCCTCTTCATGTCATCCAACGACACTTCCATGTTCATGTTGTCGGCAAAGTGTACAAGCATAGCCGTCTTCAATAGATGAACATTCTTGCGACCATAGTAATTGTCCAGCCGTGGGTCTCTGTTCACCCGTTTGTTTATGAGGTTGCCTGACTCATACAGTTCCTTGTGCCATTCTTGTGCCTCCTTACTTAACCGGACTTCACCAGCAACCTCGTGAATCTTGTACAGGAATTCAACTAGGTCTTCCCGGCATTTCTGTTGTTTGTCGGTTAGGCCGGGAAATTGCCGGTAGAATCGTGGTTCATGTCCATAGACGACGATGACACGAGAAGTGAATCCTTGTGAGATTATCTTGTCGCTAAACGCCTCCCGTATGAACATTGGTGTTGTGCCGCCAATCAGGGTCACGCAGATGTTTGAAATCCTGTCCTCACCTTGATGCTTGCTCTTATAGTGGTAGCTGCGAGCGTCATAAAACTGGTTCAACATGTTCACCATGTCCTCCGAGTTCTTGCGGAAGAGAACGCCAAGTTCCTCAATCATAAAACATATTGAGAAGTGCGAACGATTCTTCTTTGCATCACCACCGAGTCTTTCATCTGGAACCTTGAATGTACGCAGACAGGTCTCCGACATCATTCGCAGAAGAGACTCCTGTGTGGTTGTGTCTGCACCGTAGGGGTACATGGGAACCATTGTGTTCTTCTCTTTGTTAGGTTCCATCAGTCGCTCACACTTGATGATGTCAGCGATCTGCGAGATTACCCGCGACTTGCCAGAAGCCGGTGGCCCCACCAACAACACGAAGATGTTGGGAAAGATTGCCATTGCATCCGGGTAAAGCCAGACGCGCCTCTGCAATGCGGTGCTTATCAGGTTATAGAAACCCCAATCTATGAAGAGGTCAGGTGATTCTATGTCCTTGAGATAATGCCGCCACTTCTCAAGATTCGTCATCAAGTAGGTAATTGGCTAGGTTCACAACTTTTACCCACTCTTCAAGAGTGACCGCAGGGAAAACATTACCATTTACCGTGATAAACAACGACGGTATGTAGGTGTTTTCTTCATCTTGGGTCTTGTCAATACCGACGCTGATGGTTACGTCATCTTCATTATATGATACAGTTGGTCTACGCATACATTTCTTTCCAGTTGTATCCCGCCAAGGCTTCAGAACGCATTTGGAATGGCTCGCCGCGAGGGGAGATTAGTTTACGGTTCAGGTGTTTCATTGCCTCCGTGGCAACAAACTCTTTATGTTCTTCTGGACATTGAAGCAAGACACTATCGTGGTTATTTTGAAGGATGTCAACTTCCAAGTCCATTAGGTCTTGTCGATTTTGTAGCTCGACAAAGGCTAGATTGGTTATGCAGCCGACAGTTGACTGCGGGACGAAGGCATACGCCTCCTTGTGCATCGATTCATCGATGAAGCCGGTGAAGGTTCTGGGGTAGCCAAAGAGGTTCCTAAGCATCTTGGTCTTCTTCAATGTTTCGACGGTCTCATTATGCCATTGCTTAATTTCAGGGAACAGTTTGTGGTAGGTTTTAAGGAAGCGAGACGCTTCCTTATTCTCAAGCGCGATTGCGCCCCGAGATTTCTGTAGCATGTTGACTCTGAAGGTTGGTGCTTTCATGCCGTAGTTGCTGGCGTGACAGACCATCTTCGCCATGAAGTAGTAACGACAGTTAGCTGGCCACTCGTCACTATCCTTGATTAACGTGTTTAGTTCATCCCAACCTTTCACCTCCTTCAGCTTGTCGATTGGTGCGTCACAGAATTCCCTGACGCTTCGACCAAGTTTATCTTGCCAGACAGCCTCAAACAAACGCAGAGCGACATAGACATGTGCCTTGATTCCTTCGCTGAACAGCATACGAAAGTTCCCGCGCATACAAAGATAAGCGACGATCATCGCTTCAGCCCCAGCTTGATCCACTTGCACAAATATCTTGCCCTTGTCGGCAATGAACAGGCGACGAAGTTTCTTTGGTATATTTTGGATGTTGGTTCCCCACTTGCCCAACAAGCGACGACTCGCAAGACGGAAGGTCGTTGTCCCGGCTAAATTATATGAGGTTGTTATCCGGTCAGCCATTGGCTTGGTGTACAAGCCTTCGTAGGGCGGGAACTTCAATAAACCAGACTCCTTGGCGACTGATCTGTAGCGCAGAATTAGGGAGACAGCCGGTAGATCATGTTTCAGGCGCAGTTGTAAGAGGGTTTTCTCATTCGTAGCATCACGGTCAGGCTTTCTCAGACCCAAGCCAGTATACAAATACTCCGAGACTTGCTTGGGACTATTTGGATTAACGTCGCGGCCAAGCAGTAATGATAGCATCCGTTTAACTTGATATTGATAACGGTCATTGTGCATTCTAATCATCTGCAATTCTGGTGTGTCGATTCGTATGCCTTGAAGTATCGCAGTTAAGTATGGTCTAACCATTGAGTTGACCTGTTCGATGGATTCTTCGGCTCTCAAGGTCTTGGCCAGCTGATCGATGGATGGCTTGATTAGGGCCATCGTCAGCACATCCTTGATGTTGTACTCGTAAAGTTGCTGGAATTCACTGCCGTTCTGTGGGTTAAAGATGCCCTCGTTCTTGTGATAAGGCTGGTCTGTGTACAGCGAGATGCAATGACCCAACGACTTCTCAACTTCAGGGAATAGTCGGTGATGAGATAGCATTGTGTCATATACACGAGTGGGGGCTGGTATGCCGTAGCGATAGGCTATGACAAACAAGTCGAACAGGGCGTTGTGTATGACTACGGTGTTGTCTCGGAGAGCGATGGCTAGTGCGCGAAGGATTTTGTGAGTGTTGTCATAGTGATAATGGTTTAGTCGAAGCATCGGGACACACCAGCCCTTGTCAGGGCCGAAAGAGAAACCGAAACAGGTCATCTCAAGCTGTGGGTTTGTCTCAATGTCGAAGAACATCTCCTTATCCTTGGTGTTTGTCAGTAGGTCAATGATCTCCTGTTCCTTGGGATAGGTGATTAGCTCGCCGCTCTCTGGTCTTGGCGGGTCTTTCAGGTATTGAGCTGCCTTGGACACATCACGCAACATCCAGAATCGCCAGTTGCTACGCTTGGTCTTGCCGTGCCTGACTGTCTCATACTCAAATTCAGTCTCGTTAGCTAACGGGTTGAAGTAGGCTTTCCTGTCTATGGCATCTTGGGGGAGGAAGGTTGCCATATAGGTTCTGCCGTGTGCCACCCAAGGGCAACCACGCTGACCACCCAATGCTATGTTCTTGAATGTCCTGAGAGACTTCTCGCCAAGTAACAGGATAACCTTTGTGTCAGGTAGAAATCCCTCGCCAAGTGTATTCAGCAACCTGATGTCGCATGATTGGCGAGGGATGTTGAGCGCACCCTGAAACAGATGACCGGCATAGCCAGAGATAAGTTCGCAGTTGTCGAACCTACTTGGATTGTCCAGAAGTATCGTCAGACCGCTGTAGTTTATTGTCGGTTTGTGCCGCATTAAGTGCCTGTTCTTTTAATTGGTCACGCATTGTTTTGCCCTCCTTATTGTCTTTCATATAGTCTTGAAGCATCAAGATTATATCGTGTACCCCAGACAAATATCCGTCAGCCAAAGCTTCCGCAATCTTGTCCATACTTATTATGCGCAACCGCTCAAGCGGTTGCGCATATTGAGGATGCTTGACGCAAACCTCATCAATTATCGATTGAATCTCTTTCATATTCCAAATCGTGAACACGTTTCCATGCAAGTCTTTCCGACCTGTCATAACTCTCAACTTGCCATTCAAGTGACCGTACTTTGGCCCTCAAATCAACAACCTCGTCAACTGCGCTGATATAGTTTTCTTCCATTAGAAGTTTTAATAAATAAGGCGATCAATGGAGCAAAATAATAAGCCCGTTGCATCTTAGTAGCAATCTGTACCTTGATTGATTAAGGAACCACAATATCCAACTCAGGTGCAGCGGATATGAGTTCGTTTATTGAGTAGCCGTTGAAGGTGATTGGCTCGCCCGTTGCAGGGTCGAGCATTGCTTCACCATTCTCGTTCTTTCTAGGAACCGGCTCCGTCTTGATCGTGGCATAGGCAGCCTTTCCCTTGTATATGTCAGGATCAGGCTGGACAGTCTCCCAAGGGTGAGCCTTATCAGAACACTTAACCTCGGATGACAGCCCAAGAGTGCGGCGCAACTTCTTGAGCTGACCCGCCATCTTTTCTATGTACGTCACGAATTGACGGAATTGTAATCCGGCAATCTTGACATTCCCCAAGGCATCATCTTCGATAGACTCGGGTGCAACGATCTCCCAAGACAGAACAACCATAGGATTGCCAGCTTGAGATGTTTTCGATTCCGCATCAGCGACACGGATTGTGTAGGTATTCGACGGCAGAAACGGCCTTGCGTTCTCTGTTACGTCATTCAGGTTTATAGTAGGCATTGTTTTGTTTTATCCTTGCATCATGCAAGAAATTGAATTGACACATGGGCGATCAATGCAGGTGAAGGCTTGCCTAAGCAACTTTAGCGAGGAGCTAAGGCATGAACACAACCCAGTTGCATCTTAATAGCACTCTTGTACCCATGTGTCATTTGTATTATTCACTCAGTTCTAGGTTATGATCGGCTAGATTACGGATGACTTCGGAGAGACATCCCTTACCAAAATAGCGCATCTTCAACAAGTCAGCTTCAGTCTTATGAAGCAGATCGCTTATGTGTTCTATTCCATGTGCATGGAAACAGCTGGAGACACGATGAGTCCAGTGTATGTCATTGATTTCTGAGTAGTAATCAATTGTGGTGTTTCTTTGTATTGTCTCATGAATGCGATCAAAAGTTTCTGCATCACTCTGCAAATAACGATCACCACCATGTAGTGACCAGATTTTTGTGCGGTGTTCAATCAACTGCTCGTGGCAACCGGAATCATCCTCCCGATATGCCAAACTTTGAACAACCATGCCAGAGTCTAGGTTAATCAAAGTTTGGCCTTTATCACCGGCTGTGTTATTCATTTTTATCCAATTATTCATAATATTTCTCCATGCTGTTGATTACTGTGTTGAGATCATTGGGTATGTACATGTCGCTGAACATTCCCATCGGAGTCTTTGCGGAGGTTATCCCGTCAGAGTTTGTTTGGAAACAATACTCGATAGAATCTTTCTCGCGCCTGACTTCGGTGAACAAGACTAAAAGGAATTCCTTTTCAATACAGCCTTCGTGTACCTTGCCCTGCACCTTAATGCGTCGGGTGTTGTACTCGCCGCCGGTTGGTTGCATGATCTTGACGATCTCGTCAATGGCCGTAACAACGACTGTTGCCTTCTCGTTCTTTAGGCTTTCGAGGGTGTCACGGATTTTTTTGTTGTAATAGTTCCAAATATCAAAGCCCTTGTACTGTTTCTGGGCTACGTCTATGAGGATTTCACAATACTTTGTGAACGACTCAATGACAACGATGTTGGCGTTCTTCGTGGCCGTTTCAATTGCCTGTTTTATTTCAGGCAGTATTGTCGCGGTGATGGTTTGGAAGTTCTTGGCTTCCTTGAATGGGAAACCTTTGCGCTCAAGATCAATGATGATCGTCTCATTGAGCGGTAGATTTCTCAGCGATGTCGATTTGCCGGTTCCGCTGGAACCAACTATTCCTATCAGTGGTTTATTCATTTTTTAGTTTTTCTTTCAATACAATGAGGTAGTGAAACTGGTCGATGTTCTCTTCGATGGCCGCGTCTATTAGTTGTGTGGCAGTCATGCGCCACATTCCCTTGTCGCCTTTTGGATTGTGTTCAAGCATTCCAACGTCGAATTTCTTGGGTGCTTCACACACGAAATGTGCAAGCGCGAGTCGTTTTATCTCAGGATCGGTCATGTCTGAAACTTTAACGGATCATAGAGTTTTGTATAGTAATCATTGTCGATCACGTTCTCAGCGAATTCACCCGCATTACAGATTGGAGCGAATCTGCACATGCCAAACTTTGTCTCGCAACAGTTGAAGTTGGGCAGGAACTTTGGCTCTCCATCCAGACTTTCAGTTAGAGTATCGACAAACTTGACGATGGTCTCGGTCAAGTGCAGCTCAAACTTTTCCATCCTGTCTTTGGTGAAATCCAAGATGGCACTACGCTGAAACTTGTTCTTGCCCGAACGAGAGAGGAAGATGCCGTTGATAACTGCCTGATAATTTTTGTCGGGGAAGAGTTTGCGAAGAATCATCGTGTAGACCATGAGTTGCGTGGACATTCGGAAGGCATTCAAGAACCTGTCAACGGCTGTGACGGCTGTTGACTTGTGGTCACAAAGGATTGATTGACCGAAGTAGGTTCCGATGAAGTCAATTGTGCCGCATAAAAGAACGTCGATTGTGCCGTTGGTGTAGAATGGGAAAGCGAATTTCATCTCAAGCAGAGGCTTGCCCTCGTGTTTCTCGACTACAAGACCATCCACATCTGCGTAGTTATCGAAGTATTGAGTGAGGCAGTTGGTCAAATGACCGGCAGTTCGCCAATCAGTTTCAGGCACAATGATTTCAGGCTTTGTGTAGTGAGTCAGGGCAGCTGTCATTGCCTCGGCCCTGTCACCCGTGGCGTAAAATGATTCAAGTGCCTTGTGATAGGCTGTGCCGTACTCCATCTTGTGATTGTGATCGTTGTTTCTCAGACCACGAACGATTGTGTAGTACAGTTTTAGGTCACAGGTTGCCTCTCTGTATGCCGAGGCATCTATTTTCAGGATGTACCTGTCTTCACTTTTTTCTAATAAGGTTTTCAAGGTTTATTCTTCCGCGAGTTTTCTTTGTTAGTTGTAGTTCTTCAGCTTCTGGTGGACGAGCGATCTTCAGGTATGGTTCCATGTGGGCTAGAAGTTCTGAGTCTGTCATCTTCTCCAGCCGATCAACTGATACGTCCAGTAGTTGCTCCAATGTCATGTCTTGATGTCAAAGGCTGCCAGAATTAGACAGCCAAAGAAGATGATGCAAAATAGTATTGTGATTATGTCAAAGAATATCATTTCATTACGCGCACGCTTGTTTCAGTTATGTCCACCTCGGACTCCGGGCCAATCAGGTTGTGTACCCACTCCTTGTCGTCAGGACTGACGGCAACTTTACGCTCAAACAGTTCCTCTTCAGGGGCTGTCTTGTACCAAGTTTCGAGGTCGTTCTTCCACTTGAGACTGTCGTTGTATTCGTACTCGATCTCCCGGCTTGCGAGACGGTTCTTTGTTGTGTCCTTGAAGTAGACAAGGATTCCACCGTCGAGCTTGCGCACGGAGACGCGAGAGCGTAGGAGTGTGTACTTGTTCTCGTCAAAGTTATCGACGATGAACTTGAATCCATCGTTGAACTTGACGTAGAGAGTGTTGGGCGAGTAGCCGGTGGACTCTGTGGTCATGTAGAC